ATGGGAACTATAAACGAACGCAAGCGAAAAAACGGGTCTGTTGCTTATTGCGCGCAGATTGTCATAAAGCGAGACGGCAACATTGTCCACCGCGAGAGCAAGACATTTGATAGAAAGCGGATCGCAGAGAAATGGCTGTATAAACGTGAAGATGAGCTATCAAAGCCTGATGCACTAAAGAAGCAAACAGGCAAGACGCTTGCAAATGCAATCGACAAATATGTAAAGACCAGCCAGAAGCAGATTGGCAGAACCAAGACGCAAGTGCTCAACACCATCAAAAACGAGTATGACATTGCCCAGCAAGATTGCTCTGACATCAACAGTCAGGCGCTTGTTGAGTTTGTGGAAGAGCTGAATACCAGAATGACCCCACAGACAGCACAAAACTACATGTCGCACCTTGGGGCTATTTTTTCGATTGCCAAACCGGCATGGGGCTTCCAGCTCAACAAGCAAGCCCATGTTGACGCGATGGCCGTATCAAAGAGATTGGGGCTGACCGGCAAAGCTGTAAGCCGAGAGCGCCGCCCTACTCTGCAAGAGCTCGATTTGCTGATTAAGCATTTTCAACACAAGGCAAAGTTTCGCAAGCAAAGCATTCCCATGCAGCACATCATTCCCTTTGCGCTTTTTTCAACCAGACGGCAGGAAGAGATCTGCACCATCCAGTGGGATGACCTAGACAGAGAAGGAAAACGTATTCTTGTGCGCGACATGAAGAACCCAGGCGAGAAGATAGGTAACAATGTCTGGTGCGATCTGCCTGACCCTTGTCTCGACATCATCGAAGCGCAGCCTGAAACAGCAGCGCAGATCTTTCCCTATAATCACAGATCAATCAGCGCGGCCTTCACGCGGGCGTGCCACTTCCTTCAGATCGAGGATTTGCGGTTTCACGATCTGCGCCATGAAGGTGCAAGCCGCCTGTTCGAGATGGGCTATAACATCCCACACGCTGCAGCCGTCACCGGCCACCGTTCCTGGTCTAGTCTTAAGCGCTATACGCACATTCGGCAGACCGGTGACAAATATGAAGGATGGAATTTCATCGACAGCTTGTTCTTCCAGACACAAAATGACTAAACCATTACGGACTCAAGCCACTAGAATTTTGGTTCTGGTTCTAAATTTTAATGCACTTTTTTGGCGTTTTGCTTTCACCACATTTTATGGTGAAGCAAATATTCTCATCAAGAGTTAAGTCGCGAACAAAACTGATTTTTCTCCAATAGGTTCCTGCCTTTTCCTCATTGAAGATTGGTTGCAAAAAATGATAGGTTTGCATTCTTCTCCTTACAAACTCTGTTTTCATCGCGTCATCAGCATCACTTTCTGCAGAAAACTCGGGAACTTTAGATCCTGATATTGTTTCCTCCAAATACACAGGCTCATCACCGCCGGCGAAAACGTCGTGGCCAAAATCCACATACATTTGGCAATGACTGTAGTCACCGATTCTGGTTTTACGAACCAATAATTGGCCTCCAACTATTAAGACATCTTTTCCGATAGATAACTGAAAATCAGAAAAATTTTCGTAGCCGATTATAGATAAATCATTGGCATCTGCTGCAACAAGATCAGTTATTTTTACCTCCGACTTAACATCGTCAACCAAGTCTTTGTACACATCTCGAAAAAGATAAGTAGTACCAACAACCGAAATGATCGCCGTCCCCCAAACCATCCAACGGAATTTACTAAATCTCTGTGGAAAAAGTATTCCACCAGAACTCAAAAAAAGAAGAGCTAACGCGACGAATTTTAGAGTCAGCAACACTGGTGAACGACTTTCGGTTGTTGGAAATTTGATTTTTTGAAAGGCCTGACGGCCTTTTACAGTTAGATACTACAGGACTATATTCAGCACTCAAAACGCTTTATACCGAGATACGTTTAACTTCACATATCTATTTCTGCGCTTTCTATTTCTAACTTCTCTAACCACTGATAAATATGTAAAATCGAATCCCCAAGTCGACAGCGTCACTTATCCGCCTTCTCGTCCAGCTTCTCTTCAATGCGCCTGAGACTTTCAAAGATCCGGTCAGTGGCCTTGCCATAGCCTTTCATACGCTCTTCAAGCACCATGATTTTTGCCCGTTGCATGAAATGAGAACCGGACACAGCGGCCACGATTGCGGCTATATAAAGCAAGTCTTTGATTTCAGCGCTCACCATGCCCTCACCTATCGCCCACACTGTTGGCGGATCACATCTTGATTGACCTTCAAATCTTTCAGGAAGTCTTCAGCCCCCGTGGGAGCATCGGTTTTGAGGTGACCATTGGCCGTCAGCCATTTGCGAAACTCTGCCTTGACCGCTGGCGACACGCGCACCACACGCGCTTCGCACAGGCTGTTTATGATGGCTTGGTCAGTCTGACAACCAGCCAACAGGCCACTAAAGGCCATCAATGAGAGCGCCAAAATCATCTTGTGCATCGGTTTTTTCCTTGATGGTTTGCGCCTGGTCTTTCACTTTGAGCTGTTCTTTCAGCGCATCATTCTGCGCCTTCAATTCCCCTGCTTCACGCAAGGCAGAATTGGCAACACGGTCCTGATAAAGCCCCCGCAGAAACTCACCTAGGAAGCCAAGCAGAGCACCTATAATCCATTCCAACATGCTGCCAATCCTTTTGTTGATTTGCGTTAAGCGCCAGCCTGCGCAGACATATCCATCTCAACCAGCAGCTTTTCACCGAACTTGGCTTTGATCAGATCGGCCAGCTTGTCTGGGGTAAGACCAAAATACCGGACCGCATCAGGGCTCATCTTGACGACATAATTTGCGACCAGTGCCACCACTTCGCTGTCAACATCGAATGAGGTTTTGCCGTCCACCTTCTTCACCATCACTTCAAGGCCGCTGCCTATGCCGCGCTCGATCGCGCCGTGCAGGCTCTCGCGCTGTTTGGCGTCCAGCTGAAGGCCAAACAGCTTTTTGCCAGCCCACGCCAAGGTACCCACCAGAATGGCGGCAATAATCTCAGCCAAGCCCTGAACGACATCACCTGCCAACGTTGAAAGGGGGGAAAGATCAATGGTCGCCGCATTGGCTGGTATGGCCAGTGCAACAAAAGCAAGAGAGCCTAAAATCAAACAGGCTTTCATCTTGGAAAAGTTAGATAGTGTCATGGGTTCATGCTCCATAGAGTTTGTTTAAAACGTCGATGATTCATGATCCCACGACTTCTGGATTGGTTGATAAGTCAGGCAAGACCGCAAAGCGGTCGAAGCCGAACGCAAGCGAAGCGCGCCAGTTCATTGCCAGGGCAATGAACGAGAGCAATCGCCATCAAGCCTCGTTGCGAGACACCACTCCATTCGAGTTGACGACCGGCAGATATTCAAAGCCAACCTTGCCATAGACTTCAACGCCAGCCGGATAGTGGTAGGAAACCACCCGATCAGTCGAGAATGGTTTGATGGTCACCGCATCGCCCTGGTTGCCACCCAACACCATCAGATTGCCATGCTGGTCACGGCCCACAACAATGCCGACATGACCATATTTGCCGTTGCGTGTTTTGCGCCAGAAGACAACAACCGCCCCCACCGCTGGCCCGTCCAGCCCCTGCCCCCATCCTTGCCAATAGTAGGATTTTGCGCCCGCCGATCGCGTCGACCGGATCCCGCATTCCTCCAACACCCCGCCAACAAATCCCGCGCACCATGCGGTTTCATCATCGGTGAAAGGCATACGGATCAATTGCCACCATTCAAGGATTTTTGGATTGTGCCGGTTGCCCTTATATTCACGCAAGCCCAGATAGGATCGGCCAACCTGCAGCCAAATAGGCTCTTGGCCGTCCGCCTCGATCTTCTCATAATCCTTGCGGTCAGCGGTCACCGTATCAACGCTCCCGTCAAACAACGCTGCCTCGGTCAATGGCCCCACATACGACCGCGCCCGATAGCCGATGGACTTTTTGAAATTGATGATGGCCCGATCGGTGATAAGCCCTCGAATCCCGTCGACCCTGGCCAGATAAAAACCCTTGGCTTTCAGGGCCATTTGAATGCGTTTGATTTTGCTTTTAGTCATAAAAAATCCCCAGATAAGGTTGAACTCATCTGAGGATAGGTGCGGATTCAGATCGGTTGATTAGTTGCCTTCACGCGCTCAACAAAGCAACTAAAACAATCTGCCCGCCTGTTAATTTTGTTTCATTAAAACAAGTGACTAAATACGTTTTCTGACATACTCAGGATTGCATTTCGAATAATTCCAAATTACTATATATTTGTACTTAGGAATATTCAAATGCTCGTAACACTTATCTCTTCTGCGATATTGACCGGTTTTTTAGCAATGAGCGGCTGGCTCTTGATCCCACTAGCTTTAAGCTATGGATTAATTGCAGTTGAACAGGCAGACACAATCTATTCAAACGCATTTGCGCTGCTCATATCGATCTGGATCCTTCTAAATTTGATCCCTTTTTGTTTGATTATGTGGCATGCATACGCTTCTGACGACGATAAAGAAGAGTAAGACTGAGTGAATTTTTCATTCACTGGACCACTGCACGATCAGTAATCCTGCGCCAGTTGCCACCGTCAGAGAAAGCCGGCACCGCCCCGCCAGTCTCGTCATAAACATAGATCATGGCTGATGACCCAGCCACCGCTGCATCGGGCAAACCGGCAACCGAATATTGTTTCAGCTTCATAGCCGCACCAAATTCCACCATGCCGCTGTTGCGATCGATGGTCATGGCTTGATTCCAGATCGAGCCGTCTGCACTGACCTTGAATTCAAAATCATCAGAACCGGTCAAGCCTATCTCGGCACGGCCAGACCAGTTGGACTGGAACAAAAACGAAGCCGTATCACCCACCGCATTTTTGTTGACCTTGACTTGATGGCCCGCGCCCGCATGATTGAACAGGCTGGCCGCAGACCGGATTGCCAGACGGTTGGTCGCGTCTGCCGTGGTGTTGATCCCAACCATGGCCGCATTTTGCAGACTGGTGATTTCATTGGCGACGATCCACGCAGCACCAGACCAGACATAAAGCCTCTCAGTGTCCTCGATCCACGCACGCCAGCCATTTTGCGGCTGATAGAAAATCCATGCTCCGCCCTGCCAACTGGCGATCTGATTGTCTTTGCCCACCCAGTCACCTGACGCACCGACCCCGACAATATATCGCGCTCCATCATCAGGGCTGGCTGGTGCAACATCCAGCGCCATAGATACAACAGATAGATGCAACAGGGCATCGAGCATCAGCAATGCTTCATTGTGCGTCACATGCTTTTGCGCCTGATCAGAGGCAATATAGGGCAAGGCCAGATTGCTTGTTTCTGTGTCGCTCATAATTCACCTTCCACAATTGCACCGCTCGCAAGCTTGATTGTCGGCATATCCAGCACCATGCCTGTCCAGGGCCGTGTGATCCCCACACAGCCATTAATATTTTCAACGGTAAAGCTTCGAATATGCGTCAACAGGTTGGCCTTGCGCGGCTTGATGATGACGGTTCCAGACAGTCCCCAAATTGCTGATATCAAATCTGTGCACTCGCTTGGAACAGATAGCCCGATCATAAAGGCTTCTGGCTGGAACAGCTCTTGAGGCGCAACCATCCCCTGTTCACCGTCCTCGCCCGCTTCAAATTCGGCCCAACGATAGACAATGTGCGTATCAAGCGTTGCGGCATGGTGCCAGGCACCGGATAAATCAAACACAGGCCGGTCTTTTTCTGACCGGACAGCAACGCCCTGATTATCCAGCAACAGGCCAATGCCAACCGCAGCAAGCGCCGCAACAGCCTGCGCCTCGGTTGGATAGATCAACAAAGCATCTGAATAGTTCATGAGGAAACCTCGCTTTGCAGAAGCTCAGTTGTGAGCCCGTCAGCCGGTGCAACAAACAGTTTCAACTCATCGGTACGAAGCGTTCCAGAACTGCCGCCTGTGTGTGATATGCCCAAAAATAGAGTTGTCAGATCAACCGAACTGTAGGCGAGTAAATCCGCGACACTTGTGGCCATCCCGTCAATGATCAATTGGGTAAAGTTGGGCCCGATACCAAAGACAATCTCGTGGGATCCAGACCATAAAAAATTACCAGTCACCGGTGCCGGTTCATTTACCGCTTCGGACACATCATAAAATGATAAACGCAGTTGATCGCCTGTGCCTGTTGCCCTGAGCATAATATGGTCATGCCCACTGGTTGAGCCCAGTTCCAACACCCGATCCCAGTTGTCATTCCAACCGGCCACCTCACCCCTCCATACGCCATACACCCCATTGGATAGGTCAATCCCAGACAGATCAAAGCCCAGTTTGTCCGCCGCCTGCACACCATCGTCAAGGATAGGCTGTGCCAGATACGCTGTCTTTGTGAGGTTGGGACTGCCCAGACGAATACGGCATGAAAGCACCTCACCCACGGGGATGGCGCACCCGACTTGCAAAATGACAGATACGGTATCAGCGCTTGTCACTTCGCGGGTTACCCAATAGCGGCTGGCTGCATTGAGGTTTACTGGCGACGCCCCTTCATAACTATTCGCCCCGTCTTTTTCTTCCGCAAGAAGATACATTTGTTGGTTTGAAGATACGGCATCAGCCCAGATAGAAGACGTGAAATTGTCGCCCAGAATCGCTGCCGGACTAAATCCGGAATTGCCTCTCAGGCGAGGATAAGCCGTTGAACCACCGGCGCTGTTGTCTTTATCAAGCTGGAGTTCGACCCACGGAAAGCCGTCGCCCTGCCCGATAGCAACAATTTCAACACGATCAAACCCTGAAGCATCCCAATCAGTTGGCAGACTTCCACCCGAGCCCGTGACACCAACAGCGACACCAGCCATAGAAGGATTGGGGAAATGCTGTTCGATTGATGGCCCTGTATAAACACCGGCATTGGTTGCCCGCACCACCCCAGGATCAAACTGTTGCACCACGCCGTCGGCATCCAAGCCCCAAGCGTCAGACGCCCGCACCAAATCAACGCTTGGATCTGTGTAGAGTTTATTCACCCCGTTGATGGACAACTTACCATAAAGCAAGTGAAGCGCAGAGCCTCTTGCTGCCCATCCGGCACGCTTTTGCCAATCGACCCAAAAAGGTGCGCTTGTACCGAGCGAGAGCATTACCATACCCCCACAACATCGCTTGCCGTGGTGTCCGTTGCATTCAGGCGTTTGACGCGCAACGGCATCCAGCCCGAGGCATTCTTGAAGGTGACCGCATCACCGGAAGCCAGCACGACCGACAAGTCACCGGCCACGCCAACCCACACGGCCCGCGTCACATAGGCCAGATCATTGCCGTCATCTGGCGCAAGGCTGGCTGCATTATATCCAGGGCTATCAAGCCCGCTTGCTCTGTTCTTGAATTGATCCATGGTCAAACCTCTTTTCCAAAGTGCAAAAAAGCCTAACCCGAATTTCAAATCGGTTGATTAGTTGGACAAAGCGTCGGCGGTCAGCCCTTCGCCCCGCCCGATCAATGCGGATATTTGATAGATATTCACCTGATAGGCCACATCAGATCCACCCAGATCAACCACCCGATCAGCCGCGCTATAGCGCACTTGCGCAGTGCCCGCTGTGATCGTGCGTAGCACATCGCCCGCCATGCTCAACACATCCACTTCATAGGCTTCGACATCTTCCCCAAGCGGTGTTTTGTATAAATCCCAGCTATCCCCATCCAGTCGCGTGCGCCGGATCCAGCTAATCCCGTGATCACCATTGGCCTCGATCGACCAACGGGCATGTACTGGCGCAAAGGGTTTGAGCCCCCGACCGGTAAAGGCAAATTCTTGCGTTGTGAAACTGTCAGAGCCGACCGCCTCACCCGTTGGCCCATAACGCCAGTAATAAGACCGGCCAAGGTCGGCCAGTTCCATGCTGACTTGCGCCACCCCATCGCCCAAAAAGACCACAGGGGCACCCGTTTCCACCGCAGAACGCATCGCATCTTGGGTGCCACGCTGACCACGCAACAGCCGTGACAGACGATATTTATTCGCCTCGATCAGCTCAACTGTCCCCGCCTGGAACACTTCCCAATCCCCGTCCTCATTCTGGATGGCAAAGGAATTGGCTCCACCAAACAAAGCCTGGTCATCGACCGACAGCAAAGACCCACTGTAAATCTCGATATCCAGACTGTTGCCACGGTCAAACACATAAAGCGGCCCTTTGCCAAAATCACTCAGGCTTTCGCCCAATATGGCAGGCAACGTCACGCTGGCATTATCCAGCCAGCCGCTTGTTGTTTGCGAGCGCAACACAATCGCCCCGCCCGACCAAGGATCCGACGACAAAGCCACATAGCCCGCCCTTGAATCATGGCTGCTTTTGAGCAAGGGCAGATCCATAAACACCGCCAACAATCTGGCCAGCCGTGGTTTGGCTTTGCTTGCAGTCTTGCGATAGGTCAGGCCCGACACGCTCAATTGCGCATCGATAAAGGCACTGGCTTTGCAATCGCGCCCCTCAGCATCGGCCACACTGGTCAGACGCAATTCACGCGACCCGCTTTCCCGTTCCAGTCGCACCACGTCGCCAGGTTCAAGCGCCAGACTGGATGGCATCAGCGAGAAAGACCCGCTTTCGCGTGTCGCCCACGCATCGGCCAACAGATAGTCAGCAATGGATTGCGCCCGCTCTTCGTCCAATACGATCGACAAAGCGCTCTCACTGATTCCGCTTGCCCCGACAAAACCGGCCTGCGCTTCAACACTGGCCACTTGATAGGCCTTATTGGCATTGATAAACCGCAGCCGCACTGCGCTTGGTAATTCGCTTTCCTGCGCCCGTGTGATCGGAGCCAGCTCGCTTGCCTCGCTTTTGTCATCATCCATCAGGCCATCCAGATCAACCGTTGCCCGCAAAGGTACGGCCCGTCTGGACACAGACTTGATCAGCCCGCCGGTTTCCATTTGCTCAAAGCCGAAAGCCAGAGCCAAGGGCGACAACGCATCGCGCAGGCTCATGGTGCTGTCAATCACATAGCCGTCACAGGCACCATAAGCCTGGTCAAAATCATGCGCGGTAAAGCCATAATCATCGGCAATATGGCGCATCAAGTCGGGCACATAAACAAGCCCGACCCGCGCTGACAACCAATGGCCATAACTCCAGTTTGCCGCATCCGTCCAGCTGTCACCATCCAGCGGCCAGCTCGGGAAAGGCCGCGTGTCCCATGACCAGATATGAATGCGGTCCACCTCAACCATCGCACCGCCATAAGTGCCAGAGGCTGGATTGATTGTCTCATCAGACCAATAATCGATCAACGCTTGCAAGGCTCTATGTTGCTGCACATCATCCCGCGCACCGCTTGAAAAATAGGGCAAGGCTGACTCGGACGATTTGGGATCAAAAAACACATTGGGCTGATTGGTGCCGAGATCCAGCGCAGGACAGCCAAGCTCTGTGAACCAGATCGGCTTTGACTTTGCCTGCCAGTTTGAGGTGCTTTTGTCTCGCACACCGTCAGGGCGATTGTGGTGGTCATTGCTCCACCAGCCGCGCAGGTCTTTTTGCCGAAAGACCCAGTCTTCCCCATGCGCCCCGTCAACAATGGGCGTGCGATCCTGCGTCACCCTTGCGGAATTGTCGGCATAATACCAATCATAATATTCGCCGCCCTCGATGTTGGCTTGCAAATAGTCCAGCTCATAAGGTGTGACATGGCCCGCCGCTGCATCATAGTCCAGATGATCCCTGCCCCGTCGCCAGTCCGACAGCGGGAAATAATTATCAATGCCGATAAAATCAATATCCGCGTCAGACCACAAAGGGTCCATGTTGAAAATCACATCACCGGTCCCGTCAGAAGGCCGGTGCGAATGGTATTCTGACCAGTCCGCCGCATAACCCAGCTTGGTGCTGGCGCCCACGATGGTGCGCACGTCGCCGGCTAATGTTTTGAGCGCTGTCACAAAGGGATAAGAGGTCGCAGCATCGCGCACTTGTGTCAGCCCGACCATTTCAGACCCAATGCAAAAGGACGCCACCCCGCCCGCAGCCGTGGCAAGGCTTGCCAGATGCAACACAAAGCGCCGATAGCTCCATTCATCCGGCCCGCTGTAAATCACTTCTTGAGCGCTGACAGCGAAGTGCGCCGCAGCGCAGACACCAACGAAGCTGGCCACTTGTGCAGCAGCCGCACTGGTCTGGTTAACGCTGTCCGGTTGCCCTGGTGCCGGATCACAGGTCAACCGCCCACGCCACGGGAAAGCCGCTTGCGTGACATAGCCATAGGGATCGGGCAAGTCATTGTCCGACCCGATATCACCCATCAAAAACGGATAGAGCATCACGTCATAACCGCGTGCCTTGAGATCCTCGATCGCGTGAATAACCGACTTGTCAGACGGACTGCCGCCATAGGCTGGAGTGTCTTCTCCGTCCACATCAATTTGCGTCACCAGCAAAGCGGTGTCCCGTGTCAGGCCAGCCACTTGCCAATTGTAGGGTGCTGTTGGTTTGCCCTTGATTTCCACCTTTGGCCGGATCGAGCATGCGCCCGCCCGCACATCATCAAAAAACCAACTGACCACCAGACAGACAGATTTGACATTGGGCATGGTTGCCGCCATCTGATCGAGCGACACCGCCCAATCAGACAGGCCCTGTTTCTGGTGAACATTTTCATATTCTTCTGACGTCACCGTACCATTCGTTGACAGCACCTGTTTGAGCATCACGTCAGGCTCATAACCAAATTCGGTTGCGCCAGGTATGAGATTGACCCCCGCTATGTCTTTCTCAAGGGTGCGCGATGGTGACGGTCGCACAATTTCAAATGTCAGTTGCGGCACCCGATTGCCATAATTGGTCAGATCCAATCGTTCGAAGACAACATAACAAAGCCCGCGATAGGCCGGAGCATTGTCCGTCCCTTCGATGCTTTCAATCAGGCTGTCAGGCTCTTGGGTCTCACTGCCCTCATAAAACCGAAAGGTGACTTTTGACATATCGATTTCAGAGCCATCAGCCCAGATCCGGTTGAGATACCCCACCGGACCAACACCCAGTCCAACAGCAAAATTGGCATAATATGTGTAGTTGGTGGTGGTGGTTTTGGCTCCACCGCCCCCTTTGCCGCCTGCGCTCTGGCTGGTCGTGGTGGCAACCTCTTCCAAAGACGTCGCCCAAAGAATTTCACCACCAACCCGCGCCCGTCCATAAAGCTGTACAATTGAATTGCCCTCGGTCGAGCTGGTCACGTCCATGCTATCCAGACGCGGCCCTTCATAATTCTGGTCTTTGCCACCGCCAAACAAAGCCTGATCGATCAGCGTACCGCCAACCACCGCCGCTGTTCCCAGCAGCGCCGTTCCGACCGTCCCCAAACCTAGCAGACCAGGTGCAAAGGCACTTACCAAACCAGTCAAAACCAACGTTGCCATACTATCACCTTTCAGGGTTAGCCCTGTTTTGCGTCAGGAAATCGGAAAGCAGCGGCAATCATTGCCCGCCATTGTTTGGACAAGGTGACCTCGATCACCCCCTTTTTCTCATAGGCATGAATGAACCGCGCACCGGTTGCCGTCTGGCTGGTAACAATGCCCAGATGCTTGGCGCTCTGCGCACCCTTCCAGCGCAGAGCAAACACATCCCCTGGGCCCATATCCCCGATCGGAATTTCAATCAAATGGCGACGGCCCGCAGCAAGCAATTGTTCCGCGTCCGACGCGTCCCCCCAATCTGGGCTATAGGCTGGCACGGCTTCGGCTTCGCAGCCATAAAGCCCACGCCACACTCCACGCACCAGACCAAGGCAATCACAGCCAACACCTTTCAGGCTGGCTTGATGGTGATAGGGTGTCCCGATCCAGTCGCGTGCAAGCGATATGATCCTGTCTGCCTGATCAATAGGTGTCATAGCGATAGTTCCCTGAAAGGTCGTCATCATCGGGTTGCGGATAGGTCGTCACATAATCGTTGCCAGGCATATGCGGGAATCCGCGAAAATTGACACCGTTGGCAAACTTGTCGACACAGGACGCAAACCGCTTGTCACAGCCTGCAGTCAGCGCCAGCCCGTCCCCGATCGCCACCGGATAAACAAAGGGCGACCAGACAGACAACATGACAATGCCGCTGGTGATCTGGTGCAACTGGATCGGATAACGCAGGCCGATATTGTCGCCGCTGGTAAATTCCAGAACGCCACGGCCAAACCAGCCATTTGCCTTGTCGTCGATCCCCTCAACAATAAGCGCCTGATCTCCAGACAGACCGGCCACACTGGCGCTGGCTTTCAGGTCCGCTTGATCCAGATTGACCCCACAGCGCCCGTCACCCAGCACCGCATCACAACAGGATTGATAAACCCGCCCCTGCTTTTGCTGCAATTGCGCGGCCAGCCCGCGCACCTCAACCGAGAAGTAATTTTCCCCGCGGCTGATTTCGCCAAGGTTGCCTTTGCGCATCAACAGCCGCTGGCTTGGCTCGGACCAATTGACCCGCCAGATTTCCACCTCGGCCCCGTCATAAAGCCCGACAGAAATATCAGCCTCGGTGATGGCATCAGAAGACAGCGCCCCCTGCACATCGATATTGTCGACAGACAGACCAAGGCTTGATTGCAGCTCTGTTGCACTGAAACCACTATCTGCCTGATAGTCGACGCCATCAAAGGCAAGCGACGCATCATGATCTGTAAAGCCCAACACACGTTGGTCAAGCCGCGTCAATTTCCAACACCAACATAAGGTGGTTGCGCCGCTGTCTAAATGCGCTTGCAGCCCTTCAGGTAAAACTCTCATAGCGCCAACTCCACAATGGGGATGATCGGCACTGAAATCAGTGCGTGACCGTCCCATGACAAGGACAATTCGTCTGTGTCAAACCGCACCGGAATATAGAATTCAAACCCCGCTTTGACGCTCACCCCGTCCGCTGGCGCATCATCCAGCGTCACCAGACCGCTTGCATGGTTCACCGCATAAGCGCTTGGATCCTGCGTCACACCATCGACCGCAATCAACACCGTGTCACTTTTGGGTTTGGTTATGGTGCGATCATAGGGTTGGACAGTTCCATAGCTCTTGATCAGTTGAAACTGTCTAGCTGTGCCGTTGCCGGTGCCGATCAGCTGGTCATGGGCAGAGGGTTGGCCCACCACCGCACAGCTTTTGCAGTCCAGCGGATCATAAAATAAAAAGCCGCTCAAGCGCCCGCGCACCTCTTCAAAGAATGCGCTGATTTCTTCAGCCTCTTCAATGTCGCGCACGCCGGTACCAACATTCCACGAACGCCGTGAATTGGCCCATTGCTGGTTGCGCTCTTCCCTGCCTGATCCAGCCGTCACCACTTGCGTGCGCCGCTTGGGTCCACCCGTCGCGCCAAAGCCTATTTTGGTCGGAAAGACAATTTCAAGAAATTCTTTCATTTCAAACTCACAATTTTGCTGCCCTAACCGTTGCGCCGCCCACGCGATACCGCTTGCGCCAGACTGGCCGAAATCTGACTTTGCGATCGCTGGAATGACGACGCGTCAGGCGTTGAAATATTCATGATGATGGCAGGCCCGCTGTTTGCCGCATCCGGTGTGCTGGCAATCGCTGGCATTTTGCGCGGCTCTATGCGTCCGGCAATCTTGGGATTGAACAAATCCTTGCCGACAATCCCGCCCGATGCATAGCCCCGTTTTCCAAGCCGCATGGCCTCGACAACCGCAGCACCGCCCGCCCGCGCAATGTCACGCTGTGACCAGACAACCTCACCCTTATGCACCACGCCAGCGGGTTTGTTTTTTGGCCCGTCACCGGTATAACCACCGCTGCTATAAAGCTGACCAGGGCCAAGATTGACAGCACTCGCCCCCAAGCCGGTCAGTGAGCCAGCAAGGGAGGAAAACAGCCCGCCAAGCACACCGTTTGCACTGCCACCCATGGAAGAAAACAGCCCCCCCAGCGGCCCCTGACCAAACAGCATCGCCTGCGCTGCTGCATTAGCAATCTGCAAAGCCATTTGTTTCATCGCGTCTTCAGCCGACATCGAACCGGTGACAATAGACGTCAGCATATCAAGGCCGGACTGGCCCAGATATTCAAAGCTCTGCGCAACCTGTTCGGTCCTTTGTTGCAGCGCCTCTTCCGCAATCATGGCATCTTGTATCGCCAGTCTCTTGGCCTGCAGGCCCGTAACCGCGCTGGCAATCGCCTGCCCCTGTTCGCCCTCTAACGAGACACCGGCCTGTGACAATGCATTGTAAAGCTCTTGTTGGTCTGATGTACGCCCCAGTTGCTGCGCTTCCAGCTCAAGCGCCAGCACGACCTCGCGCACCTTGTTGGCCCGCTGTGTTAGCCCTTTGCTCGGTTTGTCTTCATCCTTTTCATCGTCATCAGGCTTTATTTTGGGGGGCTTTAGCGTTGGCTTGTCTGACACCAGACCAAGGCGTTTTTGCACATCCTTGATATCAAGCCCCGAAACAGCGATCGCCCCGCCGCCCAAATCATGATCCGCCTTGGCGATCAGCTCAGAATATTTTTTGACCTCGGCCAATTGTTTTTTGACTTCAGCCGCAGCATTGCCCGTTACACCAACAGGACTGCCCTGCGCACGAAAACCGACCAAAGTTTCTTGTGCCCGCTCAAGCGCGGCCTGCGCTTCTCGGTACTCATCAGCAAGGCGAAACACCGTGTCGATCTGACCGCCCGCTGAATCCCCGATGATGGTGTCATCAAAGCTGTTTCGAAACTGCAGCAAAGCCGCAGTGGCCTCGACAATCGCCCCTTTCAGCTTCACACCAACGACCGTAGAAAGCGTGTTGAATTCTCGATTGATTTGCGCGGCCTGCTTGGCGACATCTTCCTCCAGAACAAGCCCCAGTTTGCGCGCTTCCTTGCGTGCGTCTTCAAGGCCCTTCTCGCCCATGCTGATCATCTGTACAAATTGCTCACCACCGGTACCGCCGAAAATCTCGTCAGCAACGCGAATTTGTGCCGCCTTGTCCAACTCACCCAATCGCCCGATGATGGTTTGAAACAATTGATCCGGTTTTTTCAGAGCCTCCTTCAGAGTCTCCGCATCAAACCCCAACCGCGCAAAGGCTTCAGCCGCTGACCCCTTGCCGGTCACGATGAATTCATCAGCCCGCAACTGCAGCTCTTTAATCCCGTCTGTCAGTGCATCAACACTGACACCGCTTTTCTGTGCAGCAAATTGCAACTCCTGAAAAGCCTCGAATGATAGACCGGCCCGCTTGGCCTCCGCAGACATCGACGCAATATCAGCAGCAGCCGACTGTGCCATTTTTCCGAGCCCGACAATGCCCGCACCAACAGCCACACCGGCAAAGCCCGCGATTGATGTTGCCAGCCCTCTGGCCACAACAGCCGATTGCTTCATTTGACCGCTGAATTTATTGACACTCTTGGAACTTCTGGTGAAGCTGGTTGACGTGTTGCGCTCGATCTTTTTGAGCGCCTTGTCAAATTGAGCCGTCCGCGCTTCCATTGTGAGCACAAGTTTTTCAAGCTTATTATCTGCCATATTGCGCCTTCAATTCCTGGAACCTGTCTTGCGTCATGCCGCCTTCACTCCCTGACGCATGCAGGTCGTTAAAGCCGTCAATTGCGGCCATATAGTCGCGCAGGGTTGCTTGGCTGAAATCGGTTGGTTTCCAGCCAAGCACCGAAAAAGCAACTTGCTTTAACCGCTGCCACGGGATTTTGTCGTCGCCTCTGGTGGCTTTCCCGGCTTGTCTTCAGCCTCCGGCATGCCCACCGCCAATGCCGCCGATATCGCCGCATTGGCATCAGCGCCATACTTGCCGAACAACAGGCCCTCGATCGCTGCGCGATTGTCAGACACACAAAGGCATTTGAGCCCGCCATAGGTGACGCGTGGATCATTGACCGCCAGCATGAATTGCAGATCCCGTAGACCGGTGATCCCCAATTCAGCCATCAAGGCGGCAACATTGGGCATCGTCGCTTGAAGGGTGAAGCTATGCTTGCCCAAGGAAAGCGACACTTCACCCGTCAATTCATTGACTGTGTTTTCCATGTCCCGCCCCTATGCCGCAGCCGCAAAGACCGGCACAGATTCCCAACCGAACTCGGTAGAAATGGCCAGGTCCTCATTTGTGGATCCGGTAAAATTAACGCTGACATAGGCCGGACCGGTAAAGTCGCCATAGGCAGGAACAACGACTTTAAAATTCAAGGTCGTGCCCAGACGTGCTGCATCAAAAATCGCCTTGGTGCGTGTGTTCATTTCGGCGATACCGGAACCGGAAAAGTTCAGATTGATATTGCCCGCCCGTTTGGTGACCGCTGCAGGCTTGGTCCGGTCCCCGTCGCACTCAGGCACAACGCGGTCAATCAGCTCAGGCCCCATCTGAAAATCAGTGCTGGTAATGCCGCAAAAATCGATATAGCTGGCAGGTGTTTCAGGGTCTTCAACCTGAATGAATAGCTCTTGTCCCAAGTGTTTTGTCATGACTAACAATCCTCTTCATGATGAATGCGGAACCGCATAGCGCCACGATACGCCCGCCCGTCCGCGTCGTTGAAAACTTGTGTATTCTCCCAGACAATGCGCAGGCTCTGACCGTCCGAGACGGCCAAAGTCAGGCGATGCAGAAGCGCCTTAATGGCGTCAGAAATTTGCTGTGCCTCGGCTTTGCCGCCTGCTTTGGTCCAGACTTGAACAACCTGGTAAAGCAGATCCCGCTGCGCCCGCCCGACGTCATCCTCCTCAATGCGCAAATCATCAAGCACACAGAAGGGATACACCTGCCCCACGGCACCTTTTTGGCTGGACGAGCTCTCAGGCAGGAAGTCATAAACCCGACCGTCACAAATGGCCGCATCGGTCAATTTGATGACAAGCGCCTCTTGTGCCTTTGCTGTATCCAATGCCATGCGCTATCTCCTCACAGCTTTTTTGACTGCCTTGTTGATCGACCGCGTCGTGCGCCCCTTCAAGCGTCTTTTCATGGCCCGAAAGGCAGGCCACAAATGCGGCTGTGCCGGATTGCCTGGATGGCTGCGATACACACGCCGATCGCGACCGTTCACATTGGCGCGGGTGCCCCGCCGACCGGATCGCGTACCGAACTCGATAAAGCGCCACACCCAATCAGCAAACACACCCCATTTGGGCACGCCGGACGCGTCTTCAATTTCTTTGGCGTTGATGCTGTCCGCATAATCACCGCTGACCTTTGGCGCAAAATCATGCGCCATTTCTGCGACCTCCTCAGCATTCTGCTTCAGGCCTTTGTTCAGTTCATCACTGACCGCAGGCGCGACCCTGCGCAGCTGCTTAAAGGCCTTTTGGGTGCCAGCCCATTTATGAGAAACCACCATCAGCCCAACGTCCCTTTTGTCACCACCATATGCAGCTCACGTCCGCGCTGGTCTGGATTGGTAATCGCGTCAATGCGATATTCATCGCCATTGATCAGCACCCGCCAGTCTTCCCCGATCGCTCTTGTGTCGCTTGATCCGCGCACCTTCAGCAAACCGCTGACGCTGGCCTGCAACCGTCCGCCGTCTTCGCTCTCACTGCCACGGTCAGGACGAAAACCACCCCAGACGGTCAGATCATCGCCCCATACTTCCACCCGTCCACCGCTGGCGTTGATCGTGTGTAAAGGCTCCAGAAAGGTCACGCGCTTGTTAAGGTTGCCCGCTCTCATGGCTTGATCACCTTTGATCTGTATTTTGTATGAGCTGTGATAAAGCCAGCCACCTTGGCCAGATCAATGCCGCCTACCGTGTATTGGCAGAACATCGCCGCCGCTAAATACAAGCGCCACCACCAGGGCAATCGCACTTTTAAAAGAACCTTGATTTCTTTGCTCATGGCTTGACCCTTCTGTGTGGCGTCAACAACGCGTCAACCGCCAAAGGCAACTCTGATGAAATGGTACCCACGACCACCGCTTCACGACTTTCGAACCAATGCCCGACCAACAGTTTCATGGCCTGTTTGATCGCGTCCGGCACTGCACCTGCATCGCTATGACCGGCCCGCCATGTCACGGTAATTGGCCCATAGGAAAAGTCTGCATTCGGCCATGACGCCACAGATTTGAGCGCGGCAAAGGTATCAATCACCCGCCGTTCAATACGCACCGTCGACAGATCGACGCTTTGCGGATCGCCATTGCTGTCAAAATAGCTGATTGATAAAAGATCGATCACCGGACCAAGGCACAGGGGAAAGTCCTTCCAGCGGTCAAACTCCTGCGCCCAAGTCTGAGGCATCAGGCATTTGCCCAATATGCCGCTATAGCCATCCAGATAGGACACCGCCGCCCCGATCGCCGCCGTCAGATAATCGTCATTGTCTGTGCCATCAACACGGCAATGCGCCTTGGCCTCGATCAGCGTTAAAGGCAGGGCAGAAGGTGGCACAATCTGGATTGGCTCGAACTTCATTTCGCTGCCCCGTCTTTGCTTTCAGCTTTATTGGTTTCACCGGTTGGCGACACTTTGCTGACCGGCACCAAAGTCGCGCCCACAGGCTCACCAAGCAAGGTGCCTTGATCTGCTTCAGACTTACTCTTGGCGTCAGCCTTGGCCTGTGCCTCGACTTCTGCCTTGGCTTTGTCTTCTGGCGACAATTCCGGCTCACGCTCCACACCCTTCTCAAGCTGCAAGGCAACCACGGCAACACGGCCATAAACGACGTCACCTTCTTTGATGGTCTTGGGATAAACGGACCCAGGCACCACCATTTCAAAGTCTTCAATGACTTCGACACTTTTGCTATTTTCCATAGAGTTAGCTTCCTATCATTTCCAATGACTAAATTTGGAAGGCAGGATTTACCCCGCCTTCCAAGGTGCCGGACCCAAAGCCCAATACAGGCCCTGACAGGTTCGGCCAGTTAGGCCGCAAACTTCATGAGCTTGATGGCGTCGTCATTCTCCATGCCACCGCCAACACGTTTTGTGGTGTAGAAAAGAATGAAGCCTTTCTCACTGAATGGATCGCGCAGCACCTGCGTACCCATGCGATCAATCACCGTGTAGGCACGTTCCCAATCGGCCAAGGCGATGGACAGGGAATCCGCAGCAATTTGGGGCATTTCTTCAGCTGATACGACTGGACGTTCAAGCAGAGACGTCGCTTCCCCAATAGACAAACCAGGCTGCCAGATATAATTGCCATTGCTGTCTTTGAGCTTGCGTACTTCAGACACAGTCTGGCTGTTCATCATCCATTTTGCATTCTGGCGATAACCAGCCTTGAGCGCATAAAACAGATTGATAAGCGCGTCAGTCGCATCATTGGCCGCAAAACCACCAGCCGCGCCGGAAAGCACATGCTGGATATTGCCATAGGTCCGGCTGCCGTCTTTGTTGGCGTCCGTTGTATGGGTCAAAAATCCCTTTGGTTTGTTGACCCCATCACCGGAAACAAAAGCAACGCCTTCTTTCTCGGCAAATGTACTTTCGACCTCTTCAGCCAACCATGCCTCGACATTGAAAAAGGCATCATCAAGAATGATCCGCGTTGCCGCTGGCATGGCATACATTTCACCAAAGGATGGCTCGAAGATATTCAAGCCAGGGGAATCTGTTTTAGGCCGAACATCCTTTTCACCAACCCAGCCAGAAGCCGCAGCGCCAGAACCGGCTGGTTTTTTATAGTTGCCAACAGACACCATGATATTGCGACAGACCGAACGAACTGGAGAGACATCTTTCAAACGCTTGATAATGTCCTGATCCAGATGCTCGGGCACCGCATAACCACCCTCGGCATCGACACTGGCACTTAAGGCCTTGGTTTGAAGGGCACCCAGATTTCCTTCAGCGCCTTTCTTGATATAGTCCTCAAAGGCTTTTTGGTGCTCGATCTGATCAGCATTCAGATTGTCCAGACCATTGCCACCACGCGGACGGTTTGCCTTTTTGGCCAGATCTTCGATTGCCGATTTTTGCGCTTCGATCACTTCTTTCAATTTGGACATATCGCCCAAATCCGCATCGATCTTGGCCAGTTTTTGTTCGGTGACAACGTCAGCAGAGCCGCGCTTTTCAATTTCCTGCATGCGCTGGTCATTGGTCTTTTTATATTCTTCAAAGCTGGTGCCAATGCCTTCGATCAGTTTTTTAACTTCCGCATCCAGATCACCCGCATCTTTGGTTTCCAATGCCGTACCGGCCAGAGATTTTACTTTCACATGTTCCATTTGCTGTTTTCCTAATGTCCAAATTGCTCAGCCATCCGCTGCAAAGCAGATGACAAACCGGCCTGATCGCGGGAATCCCTCACCGTCTTCAGGCCATCAAAGCCGCTGCGCGAAATTGCTTCGGCTTCACTGCGCGAAAAGCCACCCTCATCCCGAAGGCGCTTTTCCAAGTCTCGAATTGATTTGACAGAATTGACCATTGCCGCTTCATTCATCGGGAAAGTCACAAAAGAGATTTCCCAAAGGTCCAGTTCGAACAATCGGCGAACCAGACTTTTTTCATCGCGCCTGGCACGCACCGTGCGAAAGCCGATCGACAGACCGCCAATGGCCTTGGCCTGCAACAGCGCATAGATTTCACGCGCCTTGACAACGTGATCAATCAGCAGCCGCCCTTCGACATAAAGTCCCTTGGTGTCCTCTTCGATTTTGGTAAAAACACCAACCGGCTTTTCAGGGTCATGTTGCCAAAGGCAACGAACACCGCTCGCGCCTCTGACTTGCAGGCTATTGGCAAATGCGCCTTTCTCAACCACATCTCCACCGCGATCCTTATTGCCAAAAATCGAGCCATAACCGGAAAACTCACCCGCTTCATTAATGTCCTTGATTTCCAGCGGACTGTTAAATGTCTTGATTGCCATTGGCTCAATCCTCGATGCTCTTGTCTGTTTGGGCTGGTGCTGCCATCTCAACCGGATTAGGCAATTCATCGCCACCAGGCAGCGGGTTCAAATTGTCTTTTCGGCGAACTTCATTCTTTGTCATCCAGCCACCCGAGCCACCAGATCCAAGCGCCTTTGAAAAATATTCTGCCCGATCCTTTGCCGCCCCGCGCAACAGCCCGTCGACAACAAACTCACAGTCAACATTTTCCCCCGATAAAAGATCCCGTTGAAAAGTCTGCTCGAAACGCACGAACCAAGGCCCCAAAGTGTGGACAACATGAGCAATAAAAAACTGTTCCGCGCTGGCGTAAGTGCTAGATTTATCGGCCTGCATCATCATTTGAGGGAAGACACGAAAGAAGCGGGACACCTCTTCGATTTGAAAGCGCCGACTTTCGATATGCTGACTGTCAACGCCGTTGAGCGCCGTTGCTACAAACTCCCAAGCCCCGTCAAGAACAGCGATTCCCCCTTCGCCGCTTGCCCCGTAGCGCTCGGACCAGGCTTCCCGAAGGCGGTTTTTGGCTTCATCACTGACCTTGCCTTCTTTGAGGGATAGAATGCCTGGCGGTTGCCCGCCCTTGGCTTGCAGTTTGGCTTGTGCATTTTGCAGGGCTTCAGACAGCCCCAATGTTTCCCGCGCCAGTTTGACCATGGGCAACCCGTGAAAGCCGCTAAACATCGGTCCGCGAAAATGAATGATCTGGTCATGGCTATAGACCCCGACAACACCCTTTTTGTCGCTGGCAGTATAGGTCAGGCTCCAATCGTCATTTTGCGTCACGTTTACATTTTCAAGCGGCAACAGCTCCATGACACGCCCGTCAACCGGACTTATGTTTTTCAGGCAATAGCCATTGCCGCGAAAAATGGCGTGATACATCATCATTTCGCGCAGCTCGAAACTGGTCATCCAGTCGTTGGGTTTGGAGTGCAAAAGATCCCACGCCCAATGGTCCCGCGCCTCATGTTTAAAGCTCTGATTGTTGACAATCTCGGTGCGATACAATTTGAGCGGAACTTGCGCAACACCTTCGGACAGCACCCGACCGGCACACATCGCCGCCGCTGTTTGCAGGGCTGTTTTTTCCGTTACAGCCACCCCCGACCGAGAGGACGAACCGACCAACATTTCAGCAAGCTTTTGTGAGGTAAGCGGGAGTGACCCGCCCGCCGATTTTTTATTTATCGATATGTGAAGGCTCATAGAAATAACACGTCCTCTTCTTCCAAATAGGTGCCCTCGTCCGGTTCATCAGCCATGGCCATGCCAAGCGCCATGATCAGCGCAACCGCGCCGTCAATCTTCTTTTCAACCGATGGTTTGCGAGGGAAAACATTGTCGTTGGCGTCAGCCTTGGCGATGACGTTTGACATCATCCAGGTCAAAACCGCATTGCCGTCATGGTGCAAGCGCCCGTCTTTCAACAAAGCCTCGACCCACTTCATAGGCTCGGAAAGATTGGCCACCCGTTGCGGGATCTCGACCACCTCTATGTGCAGCTCATCTTGGATTTCTTGCACAAGCTGTGTCGCGCCCCATGGGTCATAGCCAACGCGTTCATAGGGAAAGGTTTCGTGATCGTCTTCGATATCATCCTTGATGACCGAAAAGTCGATGATATTGCCGTCAGTGACTTGCAACGCACCACTGTCTTTCCATTCGTGATAATGCTTTTTTTCGGGATCATCCGCCGTCTCGGACGGCAAATAGAAGCGCGGACCAATCACAAAATAATGGTGCTTGCCCTCGATCAACGATCGCCACAAGCTAACATTGGCGGTAATGTCAATTTTGCTGGACAGATCGAGCGCCGCGAAACGCGCCACATCAGCACCGGCTGGAATGGTCAAATCCGGATTGGCCTGTCGTCGCCAGTCTTCCATATTGAAATAAGCCGATCGGGCAGAAATCCAGATATTCAAATGCTTGGTTTTGAATCGTGCCTGGTTGCGCGGTGACCGAATAGCCTTTTTCAATTCGGACAACAAAAACTCGGCCCGCACCGACACACCAAAATTGGGATTGGCCTTGATCAGATTAGCCGTGTCGGTCCAGTCGTCGCCATCATCGATGGTGTAGATAAGCCCGAATAACTCGTCATCTTCGATCACGCCTTCAAGCACATTCTTGAGCTCGTCAAATGAAAGATAACAAGGTCCTGCAATGTTATCGCCCGCCGTGGTGATAATCAGCATCAGCGGCTGTTCACGCGCTCCCATACCAGTCTTGAGCGTGTCATATTGCTTGTCTGTTTTGTGTTCGTGATATTCATCGACAATGCCACAGGATGGCGACGCCCCGTCGCCAGGATCACCGATCAGCGGTTCAAACACGCCACCGGTTTTGGTCAGCAGCTTCTTTGCTGCTACTTCCACACCGTAATGCGCACAAAAGGCCGGTGTCTTTTTGGCCATCAGCCGCGCTGGCTTGAACACCTCAAACGCCTGTTTTTCTGTTGTCGCACCTGAATAGACTTCAGGCCCGTACTCGCCATCTTCGGTCAGCATGTAATTGCCGATACCAGCGGCCAGTGCAGATTTGCCATTCTTACGCGACACCTTCAGCCGCGCTTCGCGGTAGCGCCTAAGTCCATTTTCCTTTTTCACCCAACCAAAAATCGACGCGATAAAAAACAACTGCCACTGCTCAAGTACCAGCAGCATATTCTGCGCCGCCCATTTGCCCTTGGTGTGCGGCATCAATTCAATGAACTTGATTGCCTTCTCAGCCTGTGCAGCATTGAACCGATAAGGCCAATCAGGATCTGCCGACCGCTGCAAATCCGCCCTGTGTCGCTCACAGGCCAGACGCACCCAACGACATGATCCAATCTTGCCGGTCAAAATATCATCGACATATTGGAAGGCGACAGCCGTGCGCATATATCGGTCAGGATCAAAGGGCAATGTGGTCATGATGACCCGCCCAATTTGGAGAATGGATTCTGTTCAGGGAACAAATCGCCCTGACCGGCCAGCATGCGTTCAGCCGCAGGGCTTAAATAAAGCTCGCCAACCAGCGCACGCCATTGCCGGAATGTCTCGTTATACTGCGCGACTTGTGGCTTTGATTTTTCCTGTGCCCCGTTGCGGCCTTCGACAATATAGGTTTCGCCCTCTTCCAGCAGCTCGCGCCGAATGGCTTTGAGCCGCACCACAGCAACACAATAATTCTCGATCACATCGACATAATGAGATTTAAGACGCCCTAGCAGCGCCATCTGAGGCGCAAGCCGATCCCACACCGCACCCTCAGCCTCAGACAGATCAACCGGCTTCAGATCAGCTGCCAACCGCGCACACTGATCCTCATGCGGAACACCGTTCTCGTTTTTAAACGGAACTACTTTTTCAGGATCTGGTTTTCTACCTCTAGCCATACCCAGATACTGAGGCCAATCTCAGATCGGTTGATAAGTCGTGCACTCGAACTCTTGACAGCGCTCTTATGGCTCATGCTATGCGCTGGCTATGCAACAAACTCTCGAACCGATCGACGCATCAACACTTGGCCACATGATCGACAATGGCGATCAGCTTTATATTGTCTGCATGAATGGCCCCTGCAGTCATGGCGCTGAAATTATTGTTGCCTGGCTTGTCGACCTACTAGGCCGGAATCATTCGTCATTGGAAAGAGACCTTATATCAGGCCTCAAACGCCATCACCGCCGCTTTCGCTGCAAACGCTGCAACGGATACAAAATTTCATTCCGCCGCGTGTCAGGCTGTTACACTGGCTACGCAAGCCTAAATACAAAATGAATTATTCCTTCTATCTTACTGAATTGGCTTTAGTAAATGGGTTTTTCCTTTTGAATTCCCACCTCGTAAAAATGCTTCCTCCCCGCCGGTCCCGATGGTTTGGGTGGTAGAGATTTAGGCCCCCCTCCCTTTAGAAACTGACGTCGATTTCGGGCTCAAACGTTCGGCTTTGCACTTCGCCGCGTGCTTCCATGCGTTGTTTGTCTCGGTTGTGGTGCGTGGCGCATAGGCTTTGGGTGTTGGCGTAGCTGTAGAATAATTCCCGATCGCCTTTGTGTGGCACGACATGGTCAACAATCTCAGCCGCCTTTGTTACACCATCAGCCAGACACATCACGCACAGTGGATCCGCAGCCAACCGCCGCGCCCGAATCCGCTTCCAGGCGACCAGCTTGTACCAGTTGCGCCATGGGTGACGCTTGCGCCGGTCCTTGTCGTGATCCTTGTTGCGATCGGCTGACACAGCTTGCCTTGGTGCCCATGGTGCCTTGAATGTCTTTGGTGCTGTTGGCATGGTCTAGCCCCTTTTCCTGTCTTGCCCGCCCTGCGATCTCTGGCCTTGCGCTGGCGTTGCTGGTGGCCACTCGCTGTCAAACCACCACCCAGATTGGAACAAACCAGTCTCGGGGTTCTTGCGGTCCATGGCGCTGTAGGACTTGCCGCTGTGCTTCCTCCAAGCCTCCCACTGAGGCGAGTATTGCTCAACAAAAACCTTCTGCCGTTCGGGTGGAGCTGGCGTGCCGTTCTTGGCCCTCGATCGTCGATCGGTCCCCACAGCTCGCGGATTGGTCCCCATCTGCCGTGCCGTCTTGCCAAAGCTGGCTGGCGTCAGGCCGTGCGCCTTCATCGCAGCTGCTCGATCAGGTGGCCTCATGGCCATCAGGTCGTCAAAGCTCGGCGGCTCAGTTTGCGGTTCGTTCCGCTGCTCGTGGGGTTGGGGTTTGTATATATAATTATTTATTTTATTATTATTACTTGTTAGGTGCGGATTTGCCGACTCCGGCTTTTCCGGCTCCGGGTTTGCCGTATCCGGCTTTCCCGACTCCGGCTTTTCAGGGCGTGGCTCATCTGGCGCACGCTCTTCCCGCTCAATCTCGCCCACAGCACTGGCCTCTTCAGCGGCGACAGGACAGTCATAAACGCAGAATTTCGTCTTCTCGAATGACTTGGTGTCCGCATTGCGCTGCCGTTCACGCACGATATAGCCGCACCCTTCCAGCTCTTTCAGGATCTTGAGCAGCTTGTCGCGCCCTATGCCAAACTGCTTGCGCAACTGCATTTGCGACACGATCCAGTTTGCCGGTCGCGAAATAAGATAGGTCAACAGCCCCAGCGCCTCCATGCCAAGACCAGCCTCAAAGATCTCGTTGCGCACCACGGTATAGTTGCTGCTTGGCGCTGACCGGTGAATGAGTATGTCGCTCATGCGCTCAACTCCTCACGTCTCAGTTCTGAGAGCTTTTTGTGGGCGTTGGCGGTCATTGCTTCCGCTTTGGCTTGATGGTCGCTCAGGATGGACAGCAGGCTGATTAGCGCCCGTCCTTCCTCGCCTGAAGGTCCGCCATCATTGGCGATGAATTGCATGGCGAAAATCAGCGCACGCTGTTCGTCCAGTGCAACATCGATATTTTCTAGGGAAAGCGACAGAGCGCACAAGCGCCCTTGTCGGTGTCGTTGGTCGGTCATCTCAAAGCCTCTTACATGGCAGTTGAAAAACCACTGCAAGCAAGCTTTTGAGACCCACTGGCAGCGGGGGCTCAAAACCCGTGTAAGACGGGCGGGATTATTTCCGGCAAGCCGGTATTGTATTCTCCGCACCCCCGCCATAGGGAAATGCGCTCGGAAACCGGGCGCAAAAATACCGCTGGCTGACGGGTGCGGTGTCCGCTTACAAGAGTTTTGAGCTCCGTCAGCAAAGATGCTCTGATTTGTTTGGATTGTCAAATAGGGTGGATTGACTCCACTACTACCTATCGTGAACGATGAGAATAAATGCAATCTCAATATAAACAAATTAGGCCGAGTTTCATGATTAGCTCCAAACTCCTCCCAAATGCGCAGGATCTCGAACAAGTACAATCCGATCGCGACACTTGGATTGAATACCTTGGGAATATGAGAGCAGAAGATGCAAACTGGCGTCCTGTGCTTGCAGGTGCTGAATTTATTGATCAAGTATTTAGAAGGTATGATTTCAGGAACGCAAATCTCATCGGGGCCAATTTCGAAGGTGCAACCCTTACCCAAAGCCGTTTTAACGATGCAAACTTGGAAAATGCCAATTTTAGAAATGCCGATCTTAAAGGTGTCAATTTTGAGGGAGCAAACCTGAGAACCGCAGATCTTAGAGGCGCAGTTGACTACGAAGAAGTTAGTTTCTCCAACACCATTTTGACTGGAGCTAAACTGCCAGGTCATTTGCAACCCGACAATGAACTGTTCAAAGGAGCAATATTCGAAGATCTGGGCGAAACTCACGGCCTCGAATTCATGAAACCGAACTGGAAGCGGATCATGGAGGAAGAGCCTAATTATGAAGAAGACCTTGGCCTTGCAGCTATCAAACACAGCGCAAACCCAAACGAGAATCAAGGTATGGCTGGAAATGAGGAGCACGAGGATCGCGTCAAATCCCTTGAAGACCTTCTGGCTCAAGTCGATGACAAAATAGTCTTGCTCGAAAGCGTTTTTAAAAAAGCCGATACTAGGCTTTCGCGCTCGGAAACGACCCAAAGAAGCTTCGAGCAAACAGTCTCTAAAGCTAATCAATTGACTTCCGATTTCGAAGCCACACATGCTGAAATTGAACACATTATTGAAGGCGCAAAGAGTAAGGCATCCGACAGTTTTCTCGCGACCATGCGCCCCGAGCTCGATGCAGCAAAGGCAGAAGTCAAAGTCGACGGAATCATGGGAACCGCACATGAAGCTTGGGCAAGAAAGCAGAGAAACCATTGGGTAGCTTTTGGCATTGGAGCCTTTGTATTTATTGCTTCCATCCTCACATTGCTGATTGTCGGAGTAAGATTCGAGGATGCAATTGCAGAATTTGTTCGAGCAATGAGCGTTGTTGAAGTCCCAAGCAATAATGCGCAAACCACTTCTATGACTTCGATATTCGGACGGCTCGCTGCTATCACAATTCCAGTCGCAGCAATCGCTTGGATCCTCCGGTTGATTTCCAGATTTACCTTGCAAAATCTCACTTTGGCCAATGATGCGGGACAACGCAAAATTTGCATTGATACCTACGCAAAACTCGTTGGCACAGAAGGAGCTCTTGACGAAAAAGACAGAGCCATAATGCTGAATTCTATTTTCCGCCCTCTTCCGGGTTCTCAACAAGAGGATATCAGTCCGCCGAACCTGCTGGATTTGGTCAGCAGAAAGGGCGATTAAGCTATGTTCAAAAGCTCCAACATCCTTGCCTTCAGCTTCGGCGCTGGCGTGACTGTTCTGTTGATGCTTTTCATCGGCTATCAGATCGACGGAGACACGGGCCTCTGCACGCTCGAAGCGGCAGGCAACGCCGCCGAGACCCCAGCCACCTGCTTCCGCTCGTGGCTCGGCGCTCTGAGTGGTTGGGTGGCTGCAATTTCCGCTTTTGCAATCGGTTGGCCAACATTGAAATGGCTTCGTTTTCAAGCCCAATTGCCTGAATTTCAGAAGGAAATTGATCAGATATCCAAAAGCATTGAAGCACTGCAAGAAGGAGCAGGCGCATTTGACAACGTTGCTTTTCCCGTGTCCCAAAGAGATGATGAAATCGTTCAAGATATCAAACAATACAACAGAAAAGCAGCCAGCGCGTTTCTCGACAAATGCGTTGCAGTGCCCAATATTCCAGAGATAGACGCGATCAGAAGCGAATTTCGCGAGTTCTTTAAGCCAGTGCGCCTTAGAATAGTGAAAGAGATGAGAAACTATTTGAACGAACACCAAAACCGAAATCAACTCATCAAACAAGAAGAGCTGTTTGATGAAGTTGAAGAAAAATTTGCCAGTTTTTATGACCAACGGTATAAAACCTTGATTAACCGTAGAAAAGAGCTGAATTCTCATATTTCCAATCACAGACTCCGATGATTGGCCGAAAACTATATTCATCACGCCACCTCCCGCTCTGTCAGTGGACAGTAATAACCAGAAGTTGCTTTTGGAGCTGTGTTATCGTTTGCTGCTACCTGTTTGAAATCAGCAAGAGTGAGCTCATGGAATCGCGCGACAAAGCAGCCGTCTGGATCGTTGGCATCATCACATTCGGTATCGTGCTGATAAATTTCTTCTTCGCGCTTGAAACAGCCAGCACGAATAACGGATTCGAAAGCTTCTACTTTCTCGCCACTCCGATTGTGACGGCCGCAGCCGCAGGCGGAGCCATCTACTATGCGTTGAAAGTGAGAGACGGAAATCTGCTGATCCAGGATCAGGTTCAAATTGCCCGAGAAGGTCAGCTGGCTGAAAGATATGCAAAAGCGGCAGAGATGTTGTCTAGCGGACAGCGCGGCGAACTTCGGGAAGCTGGCATTTTGTTGCTCAAGGCTCTCGTAGTCTCCGATCAAAGCGGTAACTACTATTTTCCTGCACAAGACCTCCTGTGTACTTTCATTCGGTCGAGAAGCAGATCGCTTAGCAATCAAAAATCCGTATCGAGTAGTCTGAAAGCGGCAATTAGAACCTTCTCTTTTCTCAGAACAGAAATTGGCCTCAAGCATGAAAAGGCTAACGAATGGAGGCCACAGCTCGGAGACGCCAATTTCAGGAAATTTACCGAGCAGAGAATTGCCATAAACTTCAAGAACGCAGATTTGTTTAACAGCAACTTTATGCTTTCTAGGTTCAAAGCCGCAAATTTTGAGAATGCCAATCTCAGCGGTGCAAATTTGGCAGGTAGCCGGTTCACCCAATCTAATTTCGCTGGTGCCAAATTGACCGATACGAACCTTGAAAGCGTCGTTGTTGATCAAGCGACATTGGAGACAATTGATCTCGACGAAAGAAAATGGACAGCAAGCTTTAAGGGTGATCACTTCCGTATTGAACATGCACAGCCTAAGCAAGCTTCCGAGTAACCCCATCCCCCTACTCCGCCGCAAACAGCGTCGTGAAACGCTCGCCCAACCGCGCCATGCCCTTTGACGTGATCCGCACTTGTTCGGTGATCCTGCAATTGCCGTCCGCTGTGGTGACTTCATTGACCCGATGATCCAGCAGGCCTTGCTGGACCTTCGCGGCATAGCCGATCCAGTGGCCGTTGCCAGCACGGCGATAAATCCAGCGCATGGCTTGAAGCTCGCTAAACAGGTCTTTTGGTCGTTTGTTCAGCGCCTTGGCCGCATCGCTGATGCACAACGTGCCGCCAGCTCGGGTTAGACGTTCATAAGACGCTGCCAGCGGCTTCAGCTCGCCATTCTCGGCTTGCAAGGCAAGCACCTTTTCGACATTGTCCAGCAGCAATGCCCGCAGCTGTGCAGGATCGTTCAGCGCCACCACAGGACTGGTGTTTTGCTCTTCTAATTGCTGCCAGCGTTTGATCACTTTGTAGCGAAGATCTGCACGGTAGCCGGTAACCAGTGTAACAGTCAGATCCTTGTTTAGTTGAAATTCAGTGACGTACCCTCGTTTATCACGTGCCCATTTAAAGCCCCGAGTAGGATAAACCCGATTGGGATCATCTCCGAAGATGGCTCCCATGATACTATCTGCATTCTCTCGAATATACTCAGAATGCCTATTCCGATATTGCTCGGGAACAATCTTTTCAAGATCTTTACCACCGAAAATGTCGATCAGCATTTTTCGAATGTCTCTCAATACATGGGGATGCTTTTTACCGCACAGCTCGGCAATCTCCACGCTCGTCATTGTCATTTCGTTTGAAAAGTTCACCAGATCAGTCATTGCTCGCCCTTTCCTCTGTTGGCAAAATCTCGTTCAGCCGGTCGCGCAGCTCGATTGCTTCATGCAGGAACAGATTGCGCTCGCGCCAGTTTTTGGCCGTCCACGGCCCCGCCATGCTGACCACTGGCGCATTCAGCCCACGCGCCTCGACAAGACCCACGCGAATGCGCCGCGTTTCGAGCCGCTCAACAGATGGCCGATAGGATTTTTGTCTTGGTTTCAGCATGGCGCACGCTCACCGCTTCGCCCCTCAATCGCACACTGTGCGACATGGTCGATAAAGGCCCCGCTGGTTTGATAGTCAGCAAACAACAGCGACACCATGGCCCGATTGCCAAGGCCGCTTTGCGTGTGCGTGATCAGAACCTTGCGCCCCAGCGTGCCCACAATGCGCGGCTCGACAAACCGGCCAAACACAGCCAGCCCACAGACGATGCAAGCACATTCATAATGGGCCGTTGGCCAAAGGGTTTTGGTCATTGCACCGCCCCCCTCACACGATCACGGCCAAACGATCTTTCAGCCCTTCACCGTTACCGGCCAGCGCCCAAAGATCGATGATCACATGTTCCAGATTGTCCAGTTCTGCCTCTAGTGCAGGGCTGGCCAACCGCTTGGCCGCCACACTGTTGACCGAGTGCCGCACGCTGGCATGAGAGCGATTGAACGCCCGCCCCACGGCCATGGTTGAAAAGCTGCCATTCTCCACCGCGATATGCTGGCAAATGTGCCGCACACCAGCAGGCTCCAGCGTGTTGCGCGTGTTGGTAAACACCTCTTCAGGCCGCAAAAAATAGCGGCTGGCCACCGCGTGCGCCGTAATCAGGCAATAGGCGAAACAGCGCATGTCCTTGTCCGACGGGTTCACGCCAATGTCTCTGGCCGCGCTGATGAAGTCTGCCAAGCTGTAAGACCGCCGTAAGCCAAGCTGGCGCTCTGCCCGCATGGCCAGCAATCCATAAGGGTCCGCAGAACAAGTACGCGGCCCCTGCTCGCCCCGCTTTTTGGGCGCACGAACCACCGGCACATGGGCCAGAAAGTCCGGCCCGAACCCCAAAGCATCAAAGGAAAGCTGCAGTTCAGTCATCACCGCCCTCCTCGATCGCTTTGATTTCGGCATCCATCGCCACCACAGCCCGCAACAAATCATCGATTTCCTTGCGCAAGCGTGTCTGGATGATCTCGTCTCGTGTGACACAACCATCATTCGCCAGACATTGCCCGATCCGTCCGGTCACATCGGCCAGCTCGGCATGCAGTCGCCCCAAGGTGCCCACCACATCGCCACGGCCCACCCCATCGGGCAGCTTGACCAACGCGTGCCCGCTGGCCCGAGCCATGGCCGCGCTCACAACCGGCACACCGCAGTCTTTTTCCAGATCTATGATCACATCAATGCGGGCATATTCCGGGCTTTGAACCCGTTGATACCGCGACAGCGTGCCAAAGCTGACCCGCGTCACATCAGCGGCACATTCCACCCCGCCGCACTTGCGCGTCAGTTCGCGCACCTTGCCAATCAGCCGCAAATAGGTCTCTTCAGAGTGAACACGGCCAATATCCGTCATGGCAAATAATCCTGATTGTTGTCAGTGACAGGAGCCGCCAGAACGAAAAGAATGGAGTGGGACCCATCCGTAACGAGGCGACAAATCACCTCAATAATCTAATTTTATTGGATTTTGTCAATATGATAAATGCTAGATAGTCTAAAAAATATAGATCGTGCTAATCTATCAGCCATGAAACAAAAAGAAATTACAGGACGTTACGCCGATATTGCCCTGCGCCTACGCGCCGCACGGTCTTATTTCGATATGCCGCAAAAGGATTTTGCCGAAGCAGCAAACGTTCAGCAGAAATCCTATAATCAATGGGAGAGCGGCGATTTCCGTATTTCCATTCAGGGCGCAATCAAATTGCGTGAAAGATACGGGATCTCTTTGGACTTTATATATGTCGGCAACATGGACGCATTACCTACCAAAATGTCCAATGCATTGGCGTCCATATTGCGAGACAGCGCCTCCAGCGCATCAAAAGACAGCGGCGAAGACTGAGCCCCCAGCAGCAATTTCTGAAACCTCTCATCTTCCGTCATACGCATACTCCTCACATGCTGCATTATGAGAACAAACAAAGAACTTTGCAACTTGTGATTTCTGACTATGCATAACAAATCAACTATCGATAGGACTGTCGGGTTAAACTCATTCAGCATCGCCTGGTTCATATAGACTTTGCCCAATAAACGAATTGTAACTTGAACAGCCAACCCAGAACAATTTAGGCTTAAAGAGTCGCAAGGCTCCAAATCAGGAACAGGCAAAGTGCTGTATATTTATAGTGAGATTGCCGCGATTATCATTGCTGTACTGATTGTCTATTTGATCAAACGCGGCCCAAAATCACGGACAAAAGAGGCTTTGCACCATCGCATGGCCCTTAAAGAAGCCCTGCCCCAAACCAAAGCCACAGTAAAGAACGGCAGCCAAAGGATCGACGACGCTGTCGCCGTGCTCAAATCAACCGACGAACAACCCAACCCACCTCAACCCAAAGAGTAAATGGCAACCAATAACAAATCTAATTATTTTAGATAATAATATTGACAGTCTAATATTTTTAGATAATCATCCTCCTGTATATTTATACCAGCTTCAGGAGGCAGGCTATGTCTTTCCGGCTATCCAAACCAGCACGCGAAGAAGCCTTGCGCTATGCCGCATCGCTTCGTTTCCTCCCCGAAGCACTCTTCGCATTGGCCGGATCAAGCGCCTGTCTCCTGACCCTCTTTTTGATAGCAGGAGCAATCTAATGACCAGTCATGGTGGTGTTGCAGCGGACCAACTCCGCGCCCTTGTGGAACGCATCGAGCGTTTGGAAGAGGAAAAGAAAGCCATCTCGGATGATATCAGCGATATCTATTCAGAGGCCAAAGGCAACGGCTATGACGTCAAAGTCATCCGTCAGGTCGTGCGCCTGCGCAAGCAAGACAGCAACGAGCGCGAAGAAATGGAAGCGCTGCTCGATCTCTATTTGCATGCGCTAGGAATGGCACCGGCACCGGAATAACTGCCGACGCGGCCCATTGCAACACAATGCATAAGAGCGATAGAAACAGGCATCAGTAATTACGCATCAACCACCCTCACCTAGGCATAAACATGAAATACCACGCCGGAACAGTTTCTTTCTTGGCCATCACAGCAGTTGCCGTCTGGTTCTTTACCGGTCCAATGCCAATTTGCTCATTCGGGTCTCGCTATTCGTGTGTGGTGGATGGTGACACCTTTTGGCTAGAAGGCACCAAATACCGCCTCAAGGGCGTGGACACACCAGAGATGAAGGGCAAATGCAGCAACGAGCGCAGACTGGCCGAGCGCGCATCAGAAGCCCTCAGTGCACATCTAGGCCAAGGCGAACTCAAACTGCAGACCTTTGGCGAGGATCGCTTTGGGCGCACCTTGGTCAAGATCTCATCAGACGGCCAAGACGCAGGCCAAATGCTCCTCGACAAAAAGCTCGCCAGACAATGGCCCGATGGTCAAAAATTCTGGTGCGATAACTGATAGGTCGAGGCTATGAAAACCATATTCCTATTGATGGCGCAATATGACGGGCAAGCCGTGATCCCGCTGGAGAATATCTGCGAAGACTTCTTCGGCCTGACGCATCAGAAGTTCCTGCGCAAACTAAATGACGGCCAAATAGACCTGCCCGTCATCCGCATGGAAGGCAGCCAAAAATGCCGCAAAGGCGTCCACGTGCAGGACTTGGCGGAATACATCGAGCGCCGCCGCCAAGCCGCGCAGAAGGAACATCAGGCGTTTTGGGGGTGA